TCAAGGTCACCTACTATCTTCTTCTTAGAGATATGATATGGTGTTGGTGCATTTTGTAAGCACACTTGTAAACATAATAGTTGTTCGTCAGTAAACGTGAATGTATTACTCAACGTGGATTACTCCTTTCATACCTGCACCAGCATGAGGATCACATTGAAACTCAAAATCTCCTGCTTCATTAAATGTAACTGGAAATTGCTCTCCACTCATAAATGCTAAATCGGGATGAGATAACTCATCGTGATCAGCAAATACTACATTGTGAGGAGGTAATTCACCATTCACGAATGTAACTGTATCACCTACTTTAACTGTAAGTTCATTAGGTTCAAAGATTAGATTTCCTCCTGAACCCATTTGTATAGTATCAGCAGCATATGCTGTTCCTGATACCGTTATTAATGATGCAAATACTAGCACCCATGCTATAAACCTTGTCAACCACATAGTAATAATTTGATGATTCTTTTTTATGTATGTCATGCTCTATCGAGCAAAACATAGTCAATAGAATGAGGATGATCGTGTATGTACGATACATCCTCCCTTACGTCTTGGATTGCTTCATATGCATCATGTGCATATGTGCAAATTTCCTGCATATGTCTCTGATTGTCGTGATAACCGACGGTATAGTGGGACATGATAGTTTCAACTCCACAGTACTCGATTATTTAGTGTGCGACGTAAGTATAGATACCTAAGTTTATTTCCGATCCAACATATTACGAGAGACAGTATTCCTACAAAGTTTCTCTTGTTGTAGTCTATCTAATTCTCTTAATAATATTTCTTGGAAATTATCTTTATCTTTACTTGTTGTAGTGGTAGGCTGCTTTGTTAGTTTTCTTGGGGAGTTTTCCACTTCTTACCTTAGTTCCTGAAGTTTCACCATAACTATCTGGGTGCTTCCCTGCCTTTGATTTTCCGACAGTCTCAGATTTTTTCTTACTCTTATCAGTATAGTGCAACTTTGCGGGTTTGTTTTTGTCTTTGGTAATTACAGATTCTTGTCCATGTTTACGACCAAGACGACGAGTCAATTTTCCGAAACGTCTCTTGCTCATTTTATCTGGTTTTGTAGTTTGATAGGATACTTCTCTTCCTGTCTTACCATCGTCGTATTTGTATTCTCCGACACCTTTTTTATATCCGATGCCTTTCTTTTTTAAATCTTTTTCTAAACCCTTGCGTTTTGTACGATTCGCTTTTTCATCAGATCCTCTATCAGCACTTATGTGACCAGTCACTTTTGTCTTAGACTTGGTTAACATTCTAGTGGTGGGATTTCCTTCAACTAGTTTAATGAAATCAGCGTAATACATAACTTTTAGTTGTTCCTTCTGTGCGAGCTTATTAGCAGTAGCATACATGACTTCTTTGTCACGTTTACCATATAATTTTCTAAAGCGATGAGCACTTTTGTTCTTCATCCCTCGAACTATACGTTCTGCTTCCTGATTGACGGCTGGCATATTAACCTCCGACTACTTGTATCTCCTCTAGTACAATTGCATTGCCAGTCACTGCGACTTTAACGCAACGTTTGACAACTGCTTGAGGACCAGATGCATATGTGTAGTCAGCAGAAGCACTTGATGAATTTATATCTGTAGAAATCGTATTGTTTACAACTGCTGTTATCTTCTTACCTACAGTGCCTGCAGAAAGGAAGTTGCTATCAATAGCAGGTGAAGTACTATCATCTTCAACAGCGATATAATCGCCACTAGAGAAAGGATGTTGTGATGATGTTTCATGCAGATGTAATCCTAATTGATAATCTGCTGTAGAATCATCTACTGCCTTAACTACTTTAGCATGTCCAGGTTTACCACCTTTAACTAAAAGTGCCTCGTCACCAATCAATGTAATTGCTGGTCCGTCATTAAATGCTACAGTAGCATCGCCTGCGGTAGCCACAATACGATAGAATCCAGTCTTTACAACTTGATATTCTGTCGCATCTGCTGCAATAGCGTTAGTACTTAATACGTTTATAACTGTCATTGTCGTGTCTATGTTGATTCAGTTGTGTTATTATTTATATTTTTTAACATCTTCTGAAGATCAGCAGTGCTACCAACAAACATTGCATTAGTAACATTTGTCGGTCCTTTCTTTTCTTCAGCATCTAATTCTTTCATTTTACGTTGCAAATCAATTAACTTATCTGTTGTATCTGCAACGTTTTTAATCATTAAAGCAGCAACTTCATATGCTCTAGGATGATCACTACTCTGTGCAACATCCATGATACCATCTAATGCTTCTTGGCCTTTCATTACTAGATTATGTAAGTTAGCACGACTCATTTCATAGTCTTGCTTTACATCTCCTTCTTCACTTTTTTTAAGACTGGGTTTTACACTCTCTACATGCTTTTGTAACTCTGACGGTTCAGCACCAAAAGCATTATTAAGACCGTCGAATTCTTTCATTAGATTGCCTCATCACTACCACTTATAGGATTATATTTCTTCATATCAGTAAATACACTGGTTAATTCATTAAATCCAAAGTCGTCATCTGCCTCAAGTAAAGCATCATCTGCAGCATCTATCTTATACACATTAGCACCTGATGCATGACTAGCAGCAGTAGTTCCAGCATGACCACGAATAACAGTAAGAGTATTAGAAACCTTCTTAGATACTCTCATTGTCTCAGTACCAATGTAAATGTTATCCCACTGAGCAATACTAGAAGCATCAGCAACAGTTAATGATGTAGCAGTTAATCCAAGTGCAGCACTTGTTTGTGTAACTACTACTCCATCCCTATCAATAGTGGATTGAGGTTGAACAGCATAACGAACTTCTCTTGGTGCAGAAGTTTGATTGGTTGATGTATAGTAATCGACCTGTGCCTTTCTGATAGTCTTAGACTCGGATATTGGTCCGTATAAGTATGTCTTTACTGTAAATTGTAACGTATAAATGATTGCTCTACGACTAGAAAAATCTCCTTCATAGTCATCCTCATAATCAAGGTTATTTAAAACTACAGGAACATCTTTAACTTCCTGCATACTAGATAATAGTTTAACTGAAAGATTAAAATGAGGTTGAAAGTTTGGTAATATTTGTTCTAAAATCTGAAGACCATCATCCTGATTCTTTGATATAATTGCCAATTCAAAATCAAGATTATATGGTACTGGCATGAATGTATTATAGTTCTTGCTAGAATCCTTTTTAATTTTTATCTTTTGAGTTGGAGAAACTTTTCTTGTAGAATCATAAGAGACTCCAGATATTTCAAATGATATTCTAGGAAGAGTAATTTGAACTCTTTTGTTTGTTGGATCTGGATTTTGATCTAAACGTGCTAAAAACTTTTGCTTAGGACCATAAGCAAGTGGGACTTTCATCACCTCATCTTGTCTTCTCAATTCAATATTATTGAATAGAGTACCAAAGGCAATAATAGTTTTACGAAAAATTTCGTTATACGAGTAAGTTCCTAGCATTAGATTGTCAAGTCAGTAGTGTTTCCAACTGAACCAAAGGGGTTGGATTCGGAGAAATCGATGATATCGTCGTCAGCAGTTTCAAATTCATAATTTTGATCATAGGTAACTGCCTTATTATCTATTGTATTATATGTAGCAGTTGTCCAAGAGGCACTAGAGGTTCCCCCCGTAATTGTCTCTGGGATAGTAAAGATACCAGAACGATTGATAACGATGAGAGTCCTAGTAGCAGAATCCCAAGACTTAACCTCAGCCGTAACATTTGATGATCCTCCAGTAACAGTTTCTCCAACAGTAAAGTCTCCACTTCCACCAGCTACGAGACCAACTGTAATAGCATTTGCAAAAGCAGTCTCGATAGCATCAAGATCTGTAATACCAGTATTGATCTCTTCATCACTGTACTCGAAGAGTTCACACTGACATTCCCAAACGTATCCTTTTCCTAACTGATAGAAAGGACGTTCGACTTCTACAAATTGTATTTCAAATAAATGCTTTGTTATTGGGAACCATATTAGATCCCCCTCGTTTGGTCTTCCTTCAACATTAAGGACTGTAGAGTCGTCAACCTTTTCTTTAAACTTTTCACGGGAGAAGATAAACGTCGTTTTATCTTCGATGCGTATTCCAAATTTTGTAAGTAACTCACCTTGTCCTTCCCATCCTTCGACATTATTGACATAGGCTCGGATTGGTTTTGCAGACTCGAACTTACCGTCCGAATCTTCTCCGAAAACCGTGTCACGATTGACGATAGTTCTCGGTACATAATATATGTCTTGCCCATAAATTTCAATGCTTTCTACGATAAGGTTTTCCATGAATTTCTGCTCTTGAGCAGAACCGTTTATTTGTAAACGGGATGAAGACGTATAATCGGATTGAACGTAATCTTGTGCTGGTGTATTTCTAAAAGTCATTTAGTTACCCCACTAAGTCCATTGGTGGAATCTCATAACGATCACGAAGTTCCTCTTCAAGATCAGTCTTGAATTTAGAACCATCCTCTAAAATTTGTCTACCATTAAGTGTGACACCACCCAACATTTGAATGCCGTCATATTTACTTAGGTTACGACCCCATTGCTGTTGAAACAAGGCTTCAACATAATCTTTTAACCAATTGTCATTAAACATATCGGTGTATGTTACAGGATCTTGTCTCATCTGCATATCTACCATTATATAATCACCCGCATTTAAATCTGCCCAATCAAAATCGAGATATAATCTATTTTGATGTTCATTCCATTTAACTCTACGGTTTGCTTGTGAGTTAGTTACCCAATCAAGAGTCTCAAGATATTGAGATGTAAGGAAATAATGTAAGATATGACCATGCGTCATAGCATAGATGTCATTCAAGAAGATCTGATATTTGATATTGAATATATTGCCTGGTACTATACTCGATGCACCGATTCCTGTATAAACATGATTAACACCCAACATTCCTGGTGGTGTAGAAACATAGTTATCTAAACCATACCATGCAGTAGAACCTTCTTGAGTAAATGCTTGTGCAGCAGTTTGAATTGCATCGGTTACTTCAATTCTCATGAAAGTTTTATAACTTCCATTATAATGATATTCTTGGTAGTAATCGATTGCTTCTTCTATTAGATCATCTAATTGCTCAGTCGCAACGTTGATGTCTATCGTAGGATAACCTAACCTACGAAGAGCATAATCCCTTAATTCTGTTTTAGAAGCGGGTCTAGTAGCAGACATATCTTATTATCCGAATGAACTTATAGTCAGATTAGTGACATCATTAGCACCAACGGTTTCTCCTTTTTTGTAGAAACCATCAACATTATCAACTGTGACTGAAGTCGCATCCATAGCAGTTATAACTCCAGTTGTACCAGAGGTTGCTCCAGTTACTGTTGCACCAATTTCCATCGTTGTGATGTCAGCAAGTGCAAAGGTTGCATTAGTGAATACTGTAGAAGTATTAACTGTTGCATTAGCATAGATTGTAGCAACATCAACTGTTGCTCCATTTCCATGAATAGCAGATACAGGAATTGTGCATCCATTACCATGTATAGCGGATACTGGAATCTGTGCTCCATTTCCATGAATAGCAGATACCGTTATGGTTGCATCACCATTACCACTACCTGATATAGTTATAATTTCAGATGCTGCATAAGTCAATCCATCATCATTAATTGCAACTCCAGTGACATTTCCTGATGCATCAGCAGTAACATCGACTGTTAGTCCTGTTCCTGATCCAGATGAAGTTGTAGCAACTCCAGTAGTAGTTCCTTCTGTATATCCAGTTCCTGCAGCAGTGATTGATCCAAGAGTCTTAACACCAGTTGCATTAGCATTAGTGATAGTAATTACTTCAGATGCTGCATAATTTAATCCATCATCATTAATTGCGACAGTAGCAACACCACCAGCAGAAACTGTAATGTCAACAGTCAATCCTGTTCCTGATCCAGATGAAGTTGTAGCAACTCCATTTGCAGCAGTGTAACCAGTACCAGCAGCAGAGATAGTTCCAAGAGTCTTAACTCCAGATGCATTAGCGTTAGTAATTGTTAATACTTCAGAAGCAGCATAGTTTGTTCCATCATCATTAATTGTGACACCTGTTACAGCACCAGATCCATCAACTGTAATGTCAACAGTTGCAGAAGATCCAGAAGCAGAAGCAGAAGTAGCAATAGCAGTTCCATTAGCATATCCTGTTCCAGCAGTTGCTATAGAACCAAGAGTCCTAATACCAGTTGCATTAGCATTTACAATAGTGATTGTGTCATCTACAGCGTATCCTGTACCAGCAGCATTAATTGTTGCTCCAGTTACCACACCATTAGAGGTTGTAAGATCAAGTGTTAAATTTGATCCTCCACCACCTGTAGTAGCAATAGCAGTTCCATTAGCATATCCTGTGCCACCTACAAGCGTGTCTACGGTTGCTACACCACCTGCGTTAGGGTTAGTAATGGTTAAGGTCTCTCCAATGGCATAACCAGACCCTGCAGCGTTAATTACTACGTTAGTAATAGCACCGTTGCCATCAGCAGTTGTATCAACTGTGCAATTAGTTCCTGATCCAGAGGATGAAGTAGCAACAGCAGTTCCAGAAGTAAATCCACCAACACCGTTAGATAGTGATCCAAGGTTAAGTGTCTTAACACCACCTAGATTAGGGTTAGTAATTGTGATTGTATCACCAATAAGATAACCAGTACCTGCAGTGTTTAAAGCAATTCCAGTTATAGCACCATTTGTTACTGTAGTATCAACTGTTAATGACGATCCAGTTCCACCTGTAGTAGCAACATTTGTTCCAGCAGTGTATCCACCAAGACCACCATTAGAGATAGATCCAAGAGTTACAACTGCACCAGGAGTTGGATCTCCAGATAGATTTAGTTTTAGTGTTGTTGCAGTAGCAAGGTTATTCAACATTGCTCTTAGTTGTTCATAAGCATTGTCAAGTTTTGCTTGAACTCTTGCTTCTGTATAGTATTGATTAGTTCCTTCAGAAAGGTCAGTTGTAGACTTACTTGATAGATCTAAGTTTGCACCAGTAGCAGCAGCCACTCTTGCGTCTGCACGAGTGTTAGTAAAGAATACGTTTGTAGATCCTTCAGTTATATTATCAGTATTAATGTCTGCCTGAGTAACACTAAGAGTACCTGAACTATGTGTAATACCTGTGCCATATGTAAAGTGTCCTCTAGTTCTAGCAGCAGTTGTGAATAGATTTGTAGATCCTTCAGTTACATTGTCTGTATTAATATCTGCCTGTGTGACCGATAAAGTTCCAGTACTATGAGTAATACCAGTTCCATATGTAAAGTGTGTTCTTGTTCTTGCAGCAGTTGTAAAGAGATTTGTTGATCCCTCAGTTATGTTATCAGAGTTAACGTCTGCTTGAGTTACAGATAATGTGTAAGTATTTGCAGCATCATCATAAACCTTAGTAACACCAGTACCTGCTATAATAACAGAATTAAGTCTGTCATCTACTCTTTCATTAGTGAAGAATAAATTGTTACCTCCTTCTGTTATGTTATCAGTATCAATGTCTGCCTGAGTAACAGATAAAGTATATGTGTTAGCAGCATCATCGTAAACCTTAGTAACACCTGTACCAGCAACGATAACATCATTCAATCTATCATCTACACGCTCATTAGTGAAGTATAGATTAGTTGATCCTTCAGATAGTGCATCAGTATCATGATTAGCAATACTGGATGCAGTACCAGTTAAGGTTCCTGTTATAGCAGTGATATTAGCAGCATCTGCATACACATTCTGCCAACGAACAGTGTTAGATCCTAGATCATGAGCACTATCAGAAGCAGGATTAATATTCTTAGCAGTAGATGTTGTAGCAATTAAATTACCAGTTAGATTTCCAGTTACAGAAGTAGTAGTTAGAACTCCATTTGCAGAATCAAAAGTTAGATTAGTTCCACTCTTAACTCCAAGAGAACCAGTAGCAGCAGTTGTGAAAAGAACATTACATGAAGTATCAGTTGACTCGTCAGCAACAGTAACTGTTGAAGCAAGAGTTGCGGTGTCAGCATTACCTGTAACATCACCTGTAACATCACCAACTACAAGACCTGTAAAGGTAGTAGCAGCAAGATTTCCAGTACTAGAATTAAAGGTTAAATTAGTTCCTGTCTTAGGAGGAAGTGATCCAGTAGCTGCAGTAACAAATACCACATTACATGATGTATCAGCAGACTCATCAGCAACTGTAATCGCAGCAGCATCAGAAGAAGTACCTGTAAGAGAACCAACGTATGTGGTTGCATTTACAGTATCTGCATATAAAGTTTGCCAACGAACTGTATTAGTTCCAAGATCGTATGTGCTATCAGCAGCAGGGTTAAGATTCTTAGCAGTAGAAGTAGCACCTGTAAGGTTACCAACTAAGTCTGAAGTAATCTCATTAGCAGCAAAGTCACCAGATCCGTCACGTATGACTAAGTTATTTGCAGCGTTTGTGCTTGCAGAAGCAACGTTAATAGTTGTATTACCAGCAACTCCATCAGCATTAGTAAGAGTAATACCAGAGGATGCTGTTACAGCAAGTGTTCTTTGTGCGTATGTATTTGCAGCAGTTCTTACAACATATCCTGTGCCACTCATCGCTGCCAAGGCAGTAATATCAGCGTCATTAAAGGTAGTAGTAACCGTAAAGTCTGCTCCACCAGTGACGGAAACCGAACCATCTACTACACCATCAATAGTGAGTGTTCTAGCAGTTTTCCAAACATCAGCAGAAGATGCATTACCTAAGAAACCTGCACCAGCACCAGCAGCACTAGCAGCAGTAATTTGATTAGCAGCAAAGTCTCCAGAA